GACTGGCGGCGGGATTCAATATTTTAGGTCGGATTTCAACGATTTGAGGCGGTTGAAGCCATTTGGGAGAAGTGCTATATAAGGTGAAGGTTGAAGAATGAGCCCCCGTAGCTCAGCAGGATAGAGCACCGGATTCCTAATCCGAAAGACCCTGCTTTTACGTAGTTCTACAAATTCCTACCAATTTGGATAATCCTTTGACAAGCCTATAATATAGGGTTATATTGACCATCAGGAATCCGGCGGGCTTTCGCTGGGTTCTGTGTACATTGCCTACTATATGCCTACTAGCTTCTCAGGGGGCTTTAAAGGCCCGAAACTGGAATAAAGGATGGCAACTATTAAACTTACCAAAAAGGCTGTTGAAGACCTCTCATTCACCCAACAAGGGCAGAAGTTCTACTTTGATTCGAGCCTGCGGGGGTTTGGCCTTCGTGTCGGGACCAAGACCAAGGCGTATTTTGTGGAACGCCGGGTGAATGGACGGACGGTTCGGGCCACAATCGGCCCTCATGGTGTTGTGGCCTGTGAACAGGCTCGGAAGCAGGCCCAGAAATTACTGGGCAAGCTGGTATCCGGGGTTGATGTCAACCGGGAACGACGAGCAGATAAGAGCAGGGGAGTTACCCTCCAGGAGGCATTTGAGGAGTTTTTAAAGAAACGAGACCTCAAGGCCAGAACCGTAAAAGACTACAAGCGGGCAATGGAAGTTGCCTTCCCTGACTGGAAGCATAAAGCCGTGGTGGACATCAGTCGGGATATGGTTGGTCGCCGCCATACCAAATTAGGGGAAAAGCTGGGCCATGCCCAAGCCAATCAGGTTTTCAGGTTTTTACGGTCCTTGTTTAATTTCATTGCAGGGAACTATGAAAACAGCAAAAGTGGCCCGCTGGTAGCAGACAACCCCGTAAAGCGGATTACGGAGACGAAATCATGGTACCGGGTGGACCGCCGCCGTACTGTGATTAAAAACTCTGAGCTTCCGGCATGGTACCAAGGGGTTCTTGGTTTGAAGAGCGAATTAGGCCGGGATTTTCTGCTTTTTGTCTTGTTCACAGGTACCCGAAAAAGCGAAGCCCAACGGGTTGAGGTTGAACATATTGACCTTAATGAGAGAACCTTTATTATCCCGGACACAAAGAATCGGGTTCCGCTGGTTTTGCCCATTCCCAGGCAACTACACAAAATGCTCAAAGACCGAATTGCCAAACTGGTGGATTCTAAGTACCTTTTTCCGAGCCGGAGCAAACACGGGTATTTGGCTGAACCCAAGAAAAGTGTAGAGCGTGTAATTGAGTTATCCGGAGTGAAATTTTGCCTTCATGATCTTCGGCGATTGTTCATCAACGTAGCCGAGGGCTTGGACCTATCAGCTTACGCTATCAAACAACTGGTCAATCATAGTATCGAATCAAGCGACGTAACCGCTGGGTATCTTGCTCCCAACGTGGATCGGCTTCGTGATCCGATGCAACGAATTGAAAACCGCCTCCTGCAACTAGCCAAAGTTGGAAGCATGGGCAAGATCATCAAGCTAAAGACTGCCAATTAACCAGACCTTACCCGACGGGGGACAGGCCGGGACATTCTTCACCCGGCTTGGTCTGGCACCACAGTGAAGAGCGTCAGCGAAGGAGGCGCAATATGAATCAAAACCCTTTAGAAAAATTGGATGAAATCATTACTCACTCGGCTTGGACGTTTGATGAAACTCTAGAACTACTTACCGGAACAACTTCAACCCATATAGAGATTTCAGAACAAAGGGTCCCCCGCCCTGTTCCCGACATTAGAAGGGTGTTGATGTTGGAAACTCGTACGATAACTTGGAATCCAGGGAGAGAACCAGGGAATGAAACTGATGGGGGGCAAAGATTTTATACGAAAGGCAATGTCGAGTACCTCAGCGAAAGACAGGCAAAGCATTTTATAGATAATAGGTGCGCGCAATATTCCGAAAGCTCCGGCGAAAGAGAAAACCGAATCAAAAATGAAGAGGATAAATATCAGCAAGCACAGCATCAATGTACGCTGCTTAAAATGCTCAAGCGTGCGATCCTGGACCATGATATAGAATCGGTGAACGATGTTGACAGATATCCCATCCAGCAATGGCGATTGAAGCGGGAAAGCGTTTTGCAATGGGCTAATAATAATTGGGATGAGGTTTCATCGTTGCGACATTTTCCTAACGATGCTCAAGATGTTCTTATAGGGTTATTAAAAGAGTGGAGCCCAGCACGAGAGGACGGGGAAAAAACACGCAAAAAGCGTGGCCCGACACCGGAGATCAACTGGGATGATGTCAAGAAGGTAGCTAAAGCAGAAGCACTGGCTATAAAAGACGGTAAAAAGAAATACAAAACCAAAATTGATGTGATTAAATCTAGAGCTGTGAGGAGGGCAATGAATCCTAAATTGGCAGATGATCTTTTAGAGGACAATCCAACCGAAAAAAAGTTTAAAGAAGAAACAGGCGCGCCATTTGGAACCGCCAGAAAATACCTTTCCCCAGAGATTCCCTAACTCCAACCGACCACCACCGCCTACCCTCCATGTGAGAGATAAATGGGAAGGTTATTTTTTTTAAATACCCACCACCCGCCTAACTACTTATCGCATAAGAAATTTACCACTTCAAATAATGGGATTATTTTTGGGATTTATTATCCCAACCTTCCCAACCCGGTATCTATTTCCCGCTTGCGTTATTTTGCTCGGAGTAACCTGGGGTTGTGAGTCCCCTTTATTTTTTGGTGGCTATCGCAAAAATTTATCGACGGAGACATTATGACTACAGCAACGGAAAGGCGAATCGTAAAGCAACCGGGGGCGGCAAAGTACCTCGGTGTGAGTCAGTCCCTGCTTGAGCAAGATCGCTGGCGCGGCGGGAACATCCCATTTTTTAAAATCGGCGGTTGCGTCCGGTATGACTTGGACGCACTTGACCGATATATCGACCAGCAATTGCATGGGAATGGAAAGGGGGCGGGATCATGCGCCTAAAACGAAAACCCGGGCCGTCCTGGGGTGGGCGGTTACCGGGTTCAATAAAAATTTGCTTCATTAAGAATTATATGACGATGGACAGAAAAATCGAGTACTGGACTGTGGACTGGTTGGATTATGTTTCCCAGGCGCAGGAGGTGGCTCATGAGTAATCCTTTTGTTGGAACCGCCATGACATCCACCGTTAATGAACCTAAAAACGGCAACGGTTCCCACCCAAGGGAAATTCAAATCAGTTGGCCCGATCCATTGAACAAAGAAGCCTACTACGGTCTGGCGGGCGAAATTGTCAAGGCAATTGCCCCACATACAGAAGCGGACCCGGCAGGTCTATTACTTCAACTCCTGGCATCATTCGGAAATGTAGTTGGGCGTGGTGCCTACTTCGTCGCCGAAGCGGATAAGCATTACCCAAACCTGTTCGGTGTGATGATAGGTGCGACCGCCAAGGGGCGCAAGGGTTCATCCTGGGGGCAGATTAAAACTTTATTCCGCTCTATTGATGATGAATGGGTTAAGTCTTGTGTTCATACCGGACTTTCCAGTGGTGAAGGTTTGATTTGGGCCGTTCGTGATGCCATCGAAAAGACGGTGCCTATCAAAGAGAAAGGCCGAATTACCGGGCACCAGCAGGAAACCGTAGACCCCGGAATCAGCGATAAGAGGGCCTTGATTCTCGAAAGTGAGTTTGCTTCCACGCTAAAGGTTATGAGTCGGGAAGGCAACACTCTGAGCGCAATTATCCGTAATGCCTGGGATGGTCTGGACCTTCGGACCATGACCAAGAACAGCATAGCGAGGGCAACTGAGCCTCATATCTCCATAATTTCCCATATCACAAAAGACGAATTGAATCGCTACATTGACTCGACGGAAATGGGCAATGGGTTTGTAAATCGCTTCCTGCTGGTCTGTGTCCGCCGGGGCAATATCCTGCCGGATGGTGGTCGGATGCAGGATGTTGACATGAACTCTTATGTTGCCCGGATTCGGGGAGCTATGAACTTTTCCAAGGGCGCGGGAGAACTTAGGCGGGATGAAGGGGAGGCCCGGACTCTCTGGCATGAGGTTTACCCGGCCCTTTCGGAAGGTAAGCCGGGACTGCTGGGAGCGGCAACCGCAAGAGCGGAGGCCCAAGTTATGCGGTTGGCCCTGCTTTTCGCTCTTCTGGACCACTCAGAATTGATCCGGTTTGAACACCTTAGGGCTGGGCTGGCGATCTGGGAGTATTGCGATGCATCAGCCCGGTTTGTTTTTGGTGATTCTATGGGTGATCCGGTAGCGGACATCATCAAAGGTGCGTTGGACATAAACCCGGACGGGATGACGCGGACCGATATAGCCAACCTGTTTGGGCGGAATAAGAACGCCAAACAGATTGACAGGGCTTTGAATGCGCTGTTGGGTAATGGAAGCGCGTTTCATCAGGCCGAGGAGACCGGGGGAAGACCAACGGACCGTTGGTTTTCCATGAAGTACAGTACGAAAAAAACGAATTTAACGAAATAAGCCCCCCCTTAATTCGTATTTTTCGTTTATTTCGTAACTACTGTTAGGAGATTTTTAGATGGGTAAATACCTAGACATAGCCCGAAAACTTGAAGGGCAGAGAGTTGATTCAGTTGGTAGCCATGTTGAAAACCATGAGCCGGTGATTCTTGAACCTATGGAATCCGGCGGGCAGTTGGACTTCATCGACCACCTCACTGAAACCGAAAGGGAATATTACCTCAATCTGGTGGAGTTTATGGAGTCTCCTGAGCATGGGATGGGCCTAGAGACGGCAAAGCCGGAAGCCGGTCGAATCATTGCCCGGAACCGTCAGCTGTTGCAGATCCAGCAAGCCGCGCAGGATTACAAGAGATATGGCTACATCAAGATTTTTTCAACAGTTTTAGGAGAAGCGGTTTATCTGGTGAAACATAAAGGCGTTGCTGAACGAGTACCTGACCAGAGCCTTCCCGTGTTTACCGAGAAGGATTTACTGGAACTGGATGCCAGGGAATTGCCCCCGGAACTGACAAAGACCATATTGGAGTGCAAGGTTTTATTTGGTGGCTCTATTGCGAAAAAAGAAAAATAAGCGAAAAAAGGTATGAAGGTGGAATCCGGAATCCAAAATAACGGCTACGAAACCACCAAACTTTTGTACGGTCCTCCAGATGGCACTGAATTGAACGAAAGGAACGAGCATGAAGAAAAAACGGAAGACGGACGCCCAAATCATGTGGGAACGCGCCAAGACCTATGGCCCGGTCAGCGAGCAGATGGCGGTCATCGGAGTGATACAGGCAGAACTTTTCCAATATTGCATGGACCGAAACGACCGTAAACCGTCCAGGGCGGCGTTGGCACATTTGGCGGCTCTAAATCAGGGCGTCGTCAAAATGGTTCGCAGTGTGAGCAATCCGGAACATGAGGACAATTACCAGGACCTGCGGAACTTCAGCAGCATTGCGGAAAACGTGAATAAATGACCACCCCGCATAGGAGAAACGGAACGATGGGGAAATTGACTCCAAAACAAAAACGTTTTGCCAAAGAATACCTGGTTGACATGAACGCCACCCAGGCGGCGATTAGGGCGGGTTACAGCAAAAGATCAGCCGAAATGACCGGCTCTAGGATGATGAGGAATGATAAGGTCCAAGAAGCCGTCGAGAAGGGATTGGAAAAGATCAATAAGAGGCTTGAAAAAGACCAGGTGGACGTGCGGCGGGAGATCGACAACCTGGCTTTTATGAATGCCGGAGACCTGTTCGAGATAAAGGATGGAAAAATCCGGGTCAAAGAATTCGATAAATTAACGCCCGATCAGAGGGCCTGCCTGGATATCGCCGTCACGGAAACAGAGGATGGGGTGACGGTCCAGGTACGTATGGGAGACAAGCTCGGCGCCCTGCGCGATTCCGCCAAACTCCGCAAGATGTTCGTGGAGAAAAAAGAGTTTAAGGGGAACTTTACGATTAACGAACTGCTGGACGAGCTGGACGATGAGTAAGACCAAAGCCCGACCAAAATCAGCGCGCGCACAAAAGGCCCTTCGCCTGCGGTCTGATTTCCCGTACTACGCCAAATCCTTCCTCAAAATCAGATCTAAGTCCGGCAAAATCGAACCCCTCCAATTAAATACTGCCCAGCAGTCCATTCATGATCTGGTGGAAACCCAGAAACGGGAGACCGGTAAGGTCAGGGCTTTGATCTTAAAAGGCAGGCAACAAGGATGCTCGACCTATGTGGAGGCCAGGTTTTATCACCGGACAAGCCTGGGCCGCGGACTCCGTGCATTCATACTATCCCATGAAGCTGATTCCTCAGCCAACCTGTTCACCATGGCCATGCGGTTCAACGAGAACTGCCCGCCAGCAATGCGTCCGGCCACCGATCGATCGAACCGCCAGGAATTGGTGTTTTCCAGGACCAATTGTTCGTATCGGGTGGCGACCGCCGGCAAGGACAACGTGGGGCGCTCAGAGACCATCCAGTTATTCCATGGATCCGAGGTCGCTTACTGGCCCCATGCCAGTGCTCATGCTTCCGGTGCCCTCCAAGCGGTTCCCGATGAGGAAGGCACCGAGATATTCCTCGAGAGCACCGCCAACGGGATGGCCAATCTCTA